GTCTTGCGGCACTCCCCGAAGGTCCAATCATGTTGAACCGATCTTTTTGGGAGCCTCTTGCCCGATGTCCTGCATCTGGGTCAATCGGCAAGTCCCTCAACCGCGCTTCGTTGCTCGTTCTTACTGAGTTTAGTCTCAGTAACGAGGTCACTCCCTTTCTAGGGAGGCAACGGAGTTGTGTGCAGATGAGGGGGGAGTGGAAAGAGTGGACAGCGGCCGTTAAGGACCGCTTTGCAAACAAAAAGAAAAGAGAAAGAGTGCGCCGTCCCAAGAGGCTGCACTGGGCGCTGAAGAGCTGTGATCGGCTCTTCGACCCCGTTTGCAAGGTGTGTGACAAGAAGCTGTCTGGTAAAGCCCGTGATGAGTGGATGCGTTTTGTATCCACTCAGGTGAGTCACGAGGTCGACCGTCCCACGTTTTGGTCGGCTAATCCTATTCAGTCGTTGAAGGCGAGAGTCCGAGAACTCGTCGGTACTGAATGGGGCGAATGTCTTGCAAGGGAGAGGAAGGTGTACGTCCCCGATCAACAGGGGTGCCTTGAAATTGAGAAGTCCGGCGGCGGCACTCTGGGTTGTCATCCTAGCGAGTTTTCTCGTCTAGGTCCAGGCGTAGTGCGCGTCGGCGTCGCGAAGACAAAGGGAAAGCATCGGGTGGTGACGATGCAGTCAGCGAATGTAAAGGAGCAGCTGACACCCGTTCATACTGCTCTCTACGACCACCTCACTTCCTTCGGATGGTGTGTGCGTGGAGATGTGACCAGTAGCGACTTCGAAACTGTCGCGAAAGATCGACGCTTTGGTGAGTGGTATATCTCAGGTGATTATGAGAATGCCACCAACAATATTTACACCGAAGTTGTGGGAGCGATCGTCGACGTCTTGTGCGAGTCGAAGCACTTGACAGCGGCAGAAGTAGAGATTCTCCGGGGTTCTTTCACCGATCTCCATTGGTTGTCCAGGAGTGGAAACCTTTGGCCTATACGCAGAGGTAGCATGATGGGAAACTTGGTCTCGTTTCCCGTTCTTTGTCTTTTGAATAAGGCATGCTATGACCTCTGTCGTGATTACGAGGCCCGGTGGGGAGATGGGGAGAGGGACAGGAAGGTGAGGATCAACGGGGATGACATTATGTTCTGTGGCACCCAAAGGTTCTATGAACTTTGGGTCTCTGTCACCAGCCATTTTGGACTCGTTGTGAACGAGGAGAAGACGGGGCTTGACCGCCGGTTCTTTGAATTGAATTCACGATCTTACGATTGTGTTCAGCACCGGTTCGTCGGCAAGCCTGTCCTTTCCTTCCTTTCGGAGAGAGGGGCTTCTTGCGACCTATTGAGTGAGGTCGTTAAAGGAATGGCGTCGTTTTCGAAGGACATTTTGATGTATGTCCTGAACGACCTGTTGAGGTACGAGATTTCGGTCCGGCCGATTTCCCTCGACACTATTCCCACTTGGCTTTGGCGCAGCCTTATTAAGCGCAAGTGGTTTAGGGTGTCGTTGCAACTGGGTCCTCTCCCGGTTAGAACGAAAGGAGTAGTCCGCGATATACCCGTCATCGTCGGACCACCCTGCCGCGCCCGGTTCTATCCTTTGATAGACCGGATGAGCAGAGACGTTACCGAGGACTTCGTTAGCGAATTCCGGGGTGTTAAGGTACGTCCTGCTGAAACAACTCTCGATCGACGAGAGGCCCTCGCCCGGAGGGATTTGGCAAAAGGAAATTTTCCGCGCTTTGTTGCCCGCGGAGAGCGTACTTGGGCTTTCGCCTGGCCTGCCAAATTGTATAAGTTCGTACGAGATTTAGATTTTGATATCTTTCTCTCTCCTGACGAACAGCTTGACGAGTGGCTCGATGATCATCCTTTCATCGTTACTCGTAGGGCATTGGTCCTGAAGAATGCCCGACCGGGGTTACCAGCAACCCGGTCCCTCTTCCCCCCCCCTCTCTCGTTGTTGGCTGGAGTCAATCGGGATGGTTTCATTACCTGTCCCAATGGCGATCTCTAGAGTACTGTGACCCTTTGAGCTCGGCGGTTAACTGGACCTAACTGATCCAGAGGTGACCCCTTCTGTCGTCTCGAGAGGTAAAGTCAGGGCCCGTATAAAGAGTCCAAGTACCCCTTGTTCCATCGATTTAGTCACGATGGGCGGTGGGTGCTACTTGGTGTCGGGTGACTCTCCTTGAAAGGACATAGGAAATATTGGTGCGCCACTCCAGGTGGCTTGCCGGTTGTGTAGACCGGGCGCAAGTTTTAATGGGGAGGGTTCCGGACCCGACCATGTGAAACCCAT